CTGATCAGGGTGCTGGTTCTTGAGGCGCCAGTACTGCTGCATCATCGGGGTGTGGGAGGACAGATCGGACGTGTTTTTACTCATTGGATAGTAGGCAAATTCGTTGAAAGTGGTGGGGCAAAGGGGGCGCTCGGCCCAGCATTTTTTGCGATGGGCGCAAGGTTAACACGCGAGGTCCGGGGTTCGCAGGTCGCAAGCGGGTAGGCGCGGCGGCATGGCATGTGCATAAAATATGCAAATTAGCATTTGCAAACCCAAAAAACTCCCGTCACTATCCGCGTTATGCAAAAACGCAACGTTTCTATCGTCTTAAGAGAGCTGCTGGACCGCGACCGGATCTCCCCCACGGAGCTTCACCGGCGTACCGGCGTGCCTCAATCCACACTGTCCCGGATCCTCAGCGGCAAGATCGTTGATCCGTCGGACAAGCATATTTCCCGCATCGCCGAGTATTTTCGCGTCAGCACCGACCAACTGCGCGGGCGCGCAGCGGTGGGTGCTTTGCGTGATGATGGACGCGACCCGATGCATTCGGAACTCAAGGACATAAGCCTGTGGGATGACGACACCCCTGTGAATGACGACGAGGTGTCGATCCCCTTTCTGCGCGAGGTTGAATTGGCTGCTGGATCAGGAAGATTCGTCATCGAAGAAAGTGAGAAGGCCAGCCTGCGTTTTGGAAAGCGCAGCCTGCGGCATAACGGTGTGCAGTTCGACCAGGCCAAATGCGTGACGGTACGCGGCAACAGTATGTTGCCGGTGTTGCGCGATGGCGCGACGGTGGGGGTGAATGCGGGCAAGAGCGCCATTGGAGACATCGTTGATGGCGACTTGTACGCCATCAATCACAACGGCCAACTGCGCGTGAAACAGCTCTACCGCCTGCCTTCCGGGATTCGCCTGCGCAGTTTCAACCGCGATGAGCACCCGGACGAGGACTACAGCTTCCAGGACATCCAGGATGAGCAAATCAGCATCCTGGGTCATGTGTTCTGGTGGGGCATGTACGCCCGTTAACCACCTTGTGTAAGACAAAGCCCGCTATCGAGCGGGCTTTTTTTCGCCTGCACAAAATCGTCAAACCCTTTGCCCATAAGGCTGAAAATGCATCTATGCATTTCTTTGCTGAAAATAAATGCATTTGTGCATTGACTGTATATGCATACATGCATATCTTTGTTCCAAGCCAGCCAACAAGGCCTGGTGGAGGCGGCAAGGATGCTGCCAAGGAAGACAAGGAAGGCACGCAACATCGGCAAGGACGCCATCAGAGCGATGGCAAGGATGCCAGGCAACACCGGCAAGGATGCCGACGCTCTTTAGTGACACCGCTTCAACGAACAGGCAGCGATGAATCGGCCTCAACGGTTCAGAGGGTTGGCAACTGACCCGGGTGTGCAGCGTAAAGCACCAGAAGCAGTTATCCGGCAGACAGGGATCGTGGTCGGAAAAACATCGAGGAAAGGTCCGTACCGCGCCAGTAGCGCCGAAAGACCGAGGACCGCATTACTGAAAAGCCCGGGTAACCGGGCTTTTTGGAATGCCTACCTACACATGGAATTACCCAAGCGCCGGCACTCTGCCGGCATTGTTCAGCCAGGAGGCGTGACATGACAAACGAGCAGCAAGCGTTAGCGGAAATGCCTATCTGGCTGGTGATCGTACTGGCCCTGGTCGGCGGGGTCTCCGGCGAAATGTGGCGCGCCGACAAGGAGGGCGCGCGGGGCTGGTCGCTGGTGCGGCGCCTGGCCCTGCGGTCGGGAGCATGCATGGTCTGCGGGGTGTCGGCATTGATGCTGTGCTACGCCGCGGGGATGTCGATCTGGACTGCCGGCGCCATTGGTTGCCTGACCGCCATGGCGGGGGCCGACGTTGCCATCGGCCTCTATGAACGCTGGGCGGCCAAGCGCATCGGGGTCAACGAGACCCCGCCTTCCCGCCCGGATCAGCCGTAACCGTTGCAAGGACGCGACTACATGACACTTATCGAAAAACCTTCCCAGCTCCCCGTGGCGATTGGGGAAGCGCTCAAGCGCGCCTTTCCACTATTGCGCGTCGGCAATCATCAAGACTTCCAGGGCGCCAGCGACAGAACCGGTGTGCTGATTACCGTGGAGCGCAACGGCCCCGACGTTCGCTCCTTTGAAGGGCGCAAGGCCCACGCCTTGGCGGTTTCACTCCGCGTCACGGTTGCCAGCGGGGCTACTGCTTTTGACGCCTGTGACCTGGCCAGCCAATTGATGGACCTGGCGTTGGATAACCGCTGGGGCCTGCCGCCTGATCAGTCCGACCTGCCCACGGCCATCGTCGCGGCACCGACGGTACTCACCGGTAACGAAACGGATTACGACAGCTGGACCGTGTCCTTCACCCAAAACCTCTATTTCGGCCCGTCGCTGCTCGAAGATCCCACAGGTACGCCGTTGTTTGCCTGCACCTGGGAAGTCTCGGACATCGACGATCCGGATCAATATCGCCCGTTGCAGGAGTAGGCCATGTTCGACGCATTGTTACGCATGCAACTGGGGCCGATTATCGAGCGCCTGGCGGAAATGGAAGCCCAGCTCGAAGACCTGTATCGACGCGCGGATAGTTTCTGCCGCATTGGCGTGTGCCAGGAGGTCGACGCCGCCGGCAATACCTGCAAGGTCAGCCACGGTGAGTTGCTCAGCCCGGCGATCCGCTTCTTCAACCCCAGTGCCGGGGCGCAGAGCGAAACCCGCATTCCTTCCGTGGGGGAGCAATGTCTGTTGCTCAACTATGGCGGTGGAGAGGGCGGTGCGCAGTCTGTAGCCCTCTTCGGCCTCAACAGTAGCTTGTTTCCGCCGGTCTCCAGCGTTGCGTCATTGACCCGACGCCGTTATCAGGACGGTACCCAGAGCGATTACGACGACGCCAGCCACACCTTCAACTGGGCCAACGGCCCCACGACCCTCAGCGGTTCCCGCGAACAGGTCGAGGTGAAAGTCGGCCCCGCCACCCTGCAAATGACGGCCGATCACATCGCTGTGCAACTCGGTGCCGTCGGCCTGCTGCTGGACGCTGGCGGTGTGCACTTGAGCGGCCCACTGGTGGATCACCAGGGCCGTGTGATCAGCAGCGCATAAGGATTTGCCATGATCGGAATCGATAGGAACACCGGGGCAGCGGTCGATGACTGGCTGCAATTTGTACAGCGTGCCACCCGAGCGCTGACCACCCCCGTGGGCACTCGCCAGAAGCGCCCGTTGTACGGCTCGCTGATCCCGCAATTGCTCGGCCAGAACCTCGGTGACGATCTGCTGATCCTCGCCCAAAGCCACGCCGCGCAAGCGTTCTACACCACCCAGAACGGCATCGCCGATTTCCAACCCCAGGTCATTGTCGCCACGCGCCAGGGCGCAGGTTTATTGCTGCGTTTTGCCGGTACCTGGAAAAACCGCCAACAATCCTTCGAGGTCGTGACATGAGCATGCTGATCCCTGGCCAGAACCAACTGGCGGAGCCGGCGATTATCGCGGTCGATGAATTCGAACCGCTGCTGGCGGAGTTCAAGGCGTTCGTCGTCGACTACGTCGCCACCCGCGCGCCGCAAACCGCAGCCAAGCTCAAGGTCAGCCTCGATAACGAAAGCGAGCTGCTGACCCTGGCCCTGGAAGCGTTTTGCGTTCGGCTGCAAACTCATGAGCGCAAATACAACGCCCGTATCAAGCAGATGCTGGCGTGGTGGGCCACCGGCAGCAACCTGGATGCGCGCCTGGCCGACATGGGCCTGGAGCGCCAGGTGCTCGACCCCGGCGACCCGGCCGCCTTCCCGCCGGTGCCACCCACCCTGGAAAGCGACGACGATGCGCGCCTGCGCTATTATCTGGCACCCCATGCGCCGGCAGCGGGTTCGCGCATGCAGTACCGCCGCGAAGTGTTCACCCTCGGCGAGCGGCCGTCGGTCAAGGTGCAGAGCGCCACGCCGGGCGTGGTGACCGTCACCTACACCTTCGACCCGGACGGCTACGCAGCCCAGGTCAAGGATGGCAACGGGCGACGTACGGCACCTGGCGAAGTAACGGTCACCGTATTGTCCAGGGACGGGGATGGCACACCTTCCGCCGATTTACTCGACGGCGTGCGGCGACATTTCGCACGGCCGGATGTACGACCGGAAACCGATCTGGTCACCGTGCAGGCTGCGCAGATTCAACGTTACAAAATTCGTGTGGTGGCCAAGATCAATGCCGGACCGGATTCGGGCCTGACTCAAGTGGCTGCGCAGCAACTGCTGCAAACCTACGCCGACTCCTGTCATCGCCTGGAAGGCCGGGTCGACCCAAGCTGGATCGACTACGCCATCCACAGCGCCGGCGCGGCGCAACTGCACATCCTCGAACCGCTGGAGCCGATCATCAGCACGGCGTTCCAGGCCCCGTATTGCACGGGTGTCGAGGTGGAGGTGCGCACGCTATGAGGGATCCCAAAGCAAGCCTGTTGCCGGTCAACAGTTCGCCGCTGGAAAAGGCGTTGGATCAAGGCTTTAGCCAGCTGCTTGAGCGAGTAACTCCGCCATTTCCCGAACTGATGGACCCGATGCAAACACCCGCGGAGTTTTTACCTTATCTCGCGGCTGATCGAGGGGTAATCGAATGGAGTGCCACCGCTGTCGAGGCTGAAAAACGCGCAACGGTAAGTTTCGCCTGGCCCACCGCTCGACAGGCCGGTACCCGCAAGGCACTCGAGAACGCAGCCAAAGGTCTGCAACTGATCCCCGAAGTGCGCGCCTGGTATCAACAGAGCCCACGAGGCAAACCCTACAGCTTTTCCATCAGGGCTTATTCCGAGCTGCCCTACAGCGAAGAACTCGACGCTCGGCTGGACAGGCGTCTGGCGGAAGCCAAGAGCGAACGTGATGTTTTCACTGTCACGTTGGGGTTGAGCGCATTTGGAAACCACTCCATCGGCGCCGCGACCGTCTGCGGTGAACTGACCACTATCTATCCGATGGTTATCGAGGGGCTTGAAGCGTCCGGCATGGTCTTTATGGCTGCGGGGCTCTACACCATCGAAACCGTCACTATTTATCCACAGGGGTCCTAAATGGCCGACTTTTATACCCTGCTGACCAATGCAGGTATTGCTTATGAAACTGCCTGCAAGGCTGCTGGCGTACCGATCAAACTCGCGCAAATTTCGGTGGGTGATGGTAACGGTGCCGTCTACAACCCCGACGCCACCGCCAAAGCGCTGAAACGTGAGGTGTGGCGCGGGCCATTGAACGCGCTTTTTCAAGATGAGAGGAATCCGAGCTGGTTGTTGGCTGAGGTGACTATTCCGCCTGAGGTCGGTGGCTGGTATGTGCGGGAGGCTGGGCTTTGGACGGACACGGGGGTTCTTTATGCGATCGTCAAATACCCGGAGTCATTCAAGCCAGTGTTGGCGATGTCGGGTTCGGGTAAAGAGTTTTATATCCGCTCGGTTTTCGAGACTAGTAACGCGTCGCAGGTGACGTTGTTGATTGACGACACGGTGGTCAAGGCTACGCGGGCTTGGGTGATGGATTATGTGGCTGATGAGTTGGCCAAACTGGATGCGAAACAATCGGTGCGCGTGGCGACCACGACAAGTATCACCCTGAGTGCAGCACAAGTAATTGATGGTGTGGCTGTTGTTGCAGGTGACCGGGTTCTTGTTAAAAACCAGACCGCTGCGAAAGATAACGGGCTGTATATGGTGGCGAACACAGCATGGGTTCGGGCTAAAGATGCAGACTTAAATGCCAAAGTGACATCAGCGATGACGGTGTCAGTTGAGCAGGGGGTGACGCTCGCAGATACGATCTGGCAGTTGGTCACGGATGGAGCCATCGTACTGGGTACCACGCCTTTGTCGTTTCAGAATGTGACGCAAGGGTTTGCACCGCTCAATTCGCCAGCATTTCAGGGGTTGGCAACGGCGCCATCGGCTCCGCGATTCGATAACTCTTCCTTGCTGGCAACGACTGAGTGGACGCGGCGGCTGGGTAAGCAGTATTCAGGAAGTACTTCTATAAGTAATAGCGGTTCGATTCCTGCCGCCGCGGTGGGTCAGATGACTGTATTGTTTGGTGACACAGTCAGCACTGTAGATCTCCCCGTCTCGTCAGACCTCCCGAATGGTGCGACTGTCACGGTAATTTGTTACAACACTGTTTCGGCAGCGGTAACTCGGGCTGGGACTGATCTTATATACGGGGCAGATCCGGGTCAGTCGGTTAGTGTGAAAAGTATACGCATGATTTATGGCGATATTCTTGAACTGACGCTGCTGAATAACGTTACTGGTGCAGGGGCATGGTATGTCAGCGGCGGAAATATGTTTGCCAGTGCCGTAGTTCCGCAGTTTGATATCAGCCAGCGGCCCGCGTCTACTCAGTTCGTGCAGCGGGCTTTGGGAAACTATAATGACGTCTCCGTGCTTTCAGTTAGTGCAAGTTTAACGTCGCAATATTTCGGGAGGGTATTGCTGCTGAATTCAAGCACCGAATTCACGGTAACACTACCGCCCTCTAGCACCGGGCCGGTAGGAAGTGTGATTTCTGTGAGAAACGTAGGTTCGGTAAACGCAAAGTTGGTTCCTGCTGGCACCGATACTATAGCAGTCATAGCGACGAGGCCTCAAACCAGTCTGGTCATCCCTCCTGGCTCGTCAGTCGATTTAGTGTTGCAGGGAACTAATTATTTTTTGTCGGGCGCAGCGGCATTGAAGTTAGCTGGCGAGTTTGCTTCGTCGATAGACTACCACGGTTATCAGAAACTCCCCAATGGGCTGATTATTCAGTGGGGAACTGCCGTTTCCAATGGGACTGGATTTGGAAATTGGTCGGCAACCTTACCAATAACGTTCCCAACTGCGTGTCTCAGCGGGTCTATTCTGGGAAACGGAGGGGCGACGGTTTTCTCTCTGACGTCGATGACTACCAACGCATTGAGTGCTACTGCGATGCTCTCTACGACGGGGGCTGCTACTTCTAAACTTGGTGGTTTTTTTATCGTGATCGGCTACTGATATAAGGAGATATCAATGTTTGCTTCAAAATCTACTCGCGGGTTTTATGACCCTGAAATAAACAGTTTTATGCCGAGTGATGCACTTGAGATCTCGACTGAAAGATACGCCGAATTATTGGTCGGTCAGTCTGAAGGTAAAGTCATCGCTTGGAATAATGATGGTTTTCCAATTTTGGCTGAACCGCCGCCACCCAGTGACGAAGAGTTGATTGCTGCTGAGCGAGCTTGGCGCGATGTTCATTTGTCTCCGACGGATGGAATTATTTCAAGGCATCGTGATGAGCTAGAGAGTGGTGGTCCAACGACCCTCACGCCTGCTCAGTATTCCGAGTTGCAAGAATATCGACGCCTCTTGCGTAATTGGCCGCAACAAACCGAATTTCCGTTGGCGAACCATCGTCCGACGAGCCCTTCCTGGCTAGAACCTCAACTTCACTAAACACTCCTGCACCATTGGGGGGCTTTCCCGTACCACAATCCATCTGAAACGAAAGAAAGCCGCATTGCGGCCTTTTTTATGCCCGGAGATTCACCTATGGCAAACCGCCAAACCTACACCGTCCTCATCCCATTCCCCACTCACGCCGGCCACTGGTCCGTCGTCGGCCAGGAACTGGACCTGCTGGACATCGAAGCATCCGCCCTGCGCACCGCTGGCCGCCTGGAACTGACCAGCGTGCTCGCCGCGAAGGACACCACCCCGGCCAAAAAGGCCACCACCAAGAAGGCTGACTAATCATGGCTGAGGTTTTGAACTTCGAGCACAACGGCATCACCGTGAATGCCACTGAATCCCCCGAGGCCATGGGTGGCCTGGGTGACAACGTAATCGGCCTGGTCGGCACCGCGCCGAATGCCCATGCGTCGATCCCGAAAAACGCGCCGTTTCGCATCAACAGCTTCACCACCCAGGCGCTGCTGGACCCGACCGGTGCCGAGACCGGCACGCTGTTCCATGCCGTGTACCAGATCCTCAAAGTGGTGAAGGTGCCGGTCTATGTAGTGATCGTGGAGGAGGGCGCGACCCCGGCCGATACCGTCAACAATGTGATCGGCGGCAACGAGCCGGTCACCGGTCGCAAGTTGGGCCTGGCGGCACTGGCCAGCGTTCCTGAGGACCTGACTATCATCGGCGCTCCAGGCTTCACCGGCACCAAGGCGGTGGCCGGTGAGTTCGCCGCGTTCGGCAAGCGCATCAAGGCCCGCGTGGTGCTGGATGGCAAGGACGCCTCGGTGGCCGACCAGGTGACCTACAGCGGCGAACTGGGCGGTGCCGACCTCGGTTTCGACCGTTGCCTGCTGGTGCATAACATGCCGTCGGTGTACTCCAAGGCGGCGAAGAAGAATGTGTTCCTGTCGCCGTCGTCCCTGGCCATTGCGGCGTTGGCCAAGGTCAAGCAATGGGAAAGCCCAGGCAACCAGGTGACGTTCGCTGAGGACGTTTCCCGCGTGGTCGAGTACAACATCCTCGACACCTCCACCGAAGGCGACCTGCTCAACCGCTACGGCGTGAGCTACTACGCCCGCACCATCCTGGGCGGTTTTTCGCTGCTGGGTAACCGCTCCATCACCGGCAAGTTCATCAGCTACGTCGGCCTGGAAGACGCGATCAGCCGCAAGCTGGTCAAGGCCGGTCAGAAAGCCATGGCCAAGAACCTCACCAAGTCCTTCATGGAC